TGCCATTAATTTTTCGTGTATACTTTATGTTTAGGAATCACAATTCCACGCATATCAACAAATTTTTCAGTTGGAAGTTGAGCAACGTCACTCCATTCCGTTTCTGGAATTCTATATGGAACGCCTCTGACTCCAGTATACAAATATCGATGTAGTGTATTCCGAGGCACTGCAACAGCACCTTGTGCTGAGTTATTTAGAAGACTTATTGCAAGATCGTCCCTTCTCTTGAGTTTTACATAATGTAAGTTACAACCTAGAAAACCACCAGGTTGCATCTCGATCACATATGTGAGAGGATACATGTCATAGTATGGTTGTTCTGTTGTCGCATTGTAGGTATACTGATATAAGTTACCAGGTGAAAATCCACCAGTATCCATATCATTGAAGTTGAGATTTGGATCGTTGTCCAACTCTTCCATCAACTGTGTACGAAACCAATCACCACTGCGACTGCGGTTTCCAATCTTATTGGTGATGTTTTGTAGGATGCTCATACTCCGAGTTCCTTCTCTGTCATAATTTTGAACTCTAACTTTCTATCAGCACAAAATTCTCTTGCAGCTTTCCACTTTGCTTGATTTTTTGCATAGTTGATGTTTTCTGTCAACATTGTCTTTCTAGACTTACCTTTGGTTTGAACAGGTTTGACAGTTTCTCTCATTGGTTTGACTTCAATCACCGTATTACGAAGTTTTCCATTCTTATCTTGGTATTTGACAAAGAAGTCTGGAAAGTATCGACGAACACGATTCGTGGTCGGGTCAAGATATGGAATAAAGAACTCTTCAGATGCCCATTCCATGATATTTTCATTTAAGTCACAATAGACCATGAACTTACGTTCCCAAAGTGACCTATAAATAATATTATTATGGTCACCCTTGTATTTTCTTGGGTTTGAAGGTTTAAATACCCCTTTATAACTCATACATACTATAGATACTTCCAATTATTTATTGTGTCTTTTCCCACTACAGGTCAGATATATCAGGAACCACTTGATAGAATCAAAGGCACATTAGGTCGTGTGTCATTAGACACTTTTTATCAAGTCACATTTTCTTTCGGGAAGATGGGGAGTTGGTTTAAGGTGCCAGCTTCCATTTCTGGATCTTCTCTCAATGATGGACTAAATGTTCAACAGAAGATGAGTCTAATGTGTACAGAGGCAGAACTTCCAGGAACTGCCTATAATGCCACTTCCGCTATTGGACATTATCAGGGTGTCCAAGAGTCTTTCGCAACTCTAAGAGACTATCCACCACTCAACTTAACTTTTTATGTTGATGCTGATCATGTTATGATTGAAGTGTTTGAAAGTTGGATGGATTATATCAACCCAACAATTGGACAACAAGCATCTAATTCATTCAAGAGATTGAGATATCCAAAATCATATAAAGAAATCATTCATATCACCAAATATGAAAGAGATACCTTTAAGAAAAAAGTATCTTTTATTCCAGCCAATAACATCAAGTCTAGTCAATTACATTATGAATTCATCAATGTTTGGCCTACAAACATGTCTTCGATGAAAGTAAATTATGGTCAATCTAATGTATTGAAATTATCTGTGCAACTTGCATATGATAGATATCGTACTAATAATTCTACAGATAGTGTGGTCCCAACCATCACAAATCTACCAGAAACTAGTGCTCTAGATACTCCAGTAAATAATCAGGAGCCAGCTCCGTATACGTTTGACTATAATACAAACATTATAACCAACGAGTATTATAATAACTTTGGAGACAATAAACAAAACGCTACTAATAGTGGAGACTTCTTTGATGGATCTAACACTGGTCCTTTTGGGGTTGGTTTCGCCTAATAAATAATCACACTGAATAACTCATTATGCCGCTGCCGACTATTGCAACTCCCACGTATGAGTTGACTTTGCCATCTTCTGGAAAAAAAGTAAAGTATCGACCCTTCTTAGTAAAAGAAGAGAAGGTTCTGATTCTGGCACTAGAATCTCAAAATCAATCTGATATCACGAATGCAGTAAAGGATGTTTTGAAGAAATGCATCATGACTCGTGGTGTCAAGGTTGATTCTTTACCCACGTTTGATATTGAATATATCTTCTTGAATATTCGTGCAAAGTCAATCGGTGAATCAATCAAGATCATTGTCACTTGTCCTGATGATGGCACTACTGAGGTTCCTGTCACTGTGTATGTTGATGAGATTGAAGTCAACAAACCAGAAGGACATACAACAGACATCAAACTTGATGGTAAGATGACTCTGAGAATGAAGTATCCTTCTCTGACTCAGTTCATCGAAAACAACTTTGAAACCAAGATGACACCAGAACAAGTGGTCGAAAAGAGTTTCAAGGTCATTGCCGATTGTATGGATACCGTCTATACTGAGGAAGATGCATGGGATGCAAGTGAGTATTCTGCCAAAGAAAGAATGCAGTTCGTAGAACAACTTAATTCCAAACAATATAAGGATGTTGAAAAGTTCTTTGCAACAATGCCTAAACTGTCACATTCTATTGAAGTAGAGAATCCAAACACTGGTGTAAAAAATACCGTTGTTCTTGAGGGTTTGGCTGATTTTTTCGCCTGAGTATTGCACGAGAGGATTTAGAATCTTACTACAAGATTAATTTCGCTCTCATGCAATACCATAAATACTCTTTGACTGAGATTGAAAATATGATGCCTTGGGAGAGAGAAATCTACCTTGCACTTCTTAAGGATCATATCGAAACCGAAAACCTCAAACGACAACAGAGAGAAGGAAAATTGAATGGCTAAAGTATCTCTTGCCAAACTATTTGACAGAGTTAACGAGATTGATAAAACATCTCAGGTTGCTGTGATGCAATCTGAGGACAGCCTGCAAATTTCTGAGAAGAATAGGGTAGATTTAGAAAGATTGATTGCCACCTTGAGAGTTGATGGTGACTTTCAATCAGATACCGTAGAACCAGATAGTTCACCACAACAGTCCGTTGCCGATTCATCACCTTCATTAGATAATACATTACAACAATCTTTTGCGAATCTGACATCTTCTGTAGAGATTTTACGACAAGACGTAGATGAACTATATCAAGCATTCTATTTGTCACAACAGGGAAGACAAAATATTTTACGACAAGAGGACAGATCACTCTTTAAAGAGGAAGACGCTCTTCAAAAAAACATTGGTAAGGAGAAAAGTGGAGGACTTTCTAAAGCTATGAAAAGAGATCCTAATAAGAGACAACAGGATTTGGAGAGAGAAGTTGGAAAGAAACGTAAAGCTATTTTGAAGGGGTTGGGATTAGGACTCCTCAGTAGTTTTGGAATGGCATTAGGTACAGGCACTCCAAGTAGTGGTGCTGTTACTCCTGGTTCACCAATTCCTGAAATATCTCAAGACACTGAGTTCATTAAAGAAGTAGAAAAACTTGCTAAAGAAACTGGAACACAACCATCAGAATTGATGGCATTGTATAATGCTGAGTCTGGTGGAATAAAGCCTGATGCTACTAATCCTAGTGGTGCCACTGGTATTTTCCAGTTGATGTTTGGTGGTAAGTTTGGTGATGAGAGATATGGTTATACTAGAGAACAGTTCAAAAACTTATCTAGAGCAGAACAAGTTAAAATTCATAGGAAATATCTAAAAGACACTGGATTCTTTAGTAAGGGTGGTAGTGGTATCACTGATGTCAGTATGGCAAATATAGCACCTGCATATCTTGGTCAAGGTGAAAATGAACCTCTTTATAGTGCTCCTTCTCAAGAATATGAACAAAATAAAAATGTAGACATAAATTATGGTAATGCAGACGGTGTAATTACTTTAAAAGAATATGCGGATTTTGTTATTCAAAGAGGTAATGAAGAGGGATTTAGACAATACAATCCAAAACCAAATACAACTGGACCTCAGAGTAATCTGAATCCCAATTCTAATTTTAGACCTGTTGTTGCTAGTCAGGGTTTATCTCTACAACCACCTTTGACTGCAAATAATATCACCAGTATAAACTTACCACCTCAAACAATTGACAGTGGCACATCTGGAGGACAACAAAGAGGTCAAGCTCGTGCGGAGGGACCACCATCGGTTCATTCCACGACAAATAACACTATGTTCGGTAACGTGATTGCTAATCGTTTCTTAAGTGTAGTGGTCTAAGATGTCAGCCATCGCAAATAAAATTTCTTCAGATTCACGTAATTTTCTTGCAGGTGTAAAGTCTAGCACTGCAAGAAATGATAGAACCTTAAATTCTGCAATAAATTTAAGTATGAGACTTGATGAAAAAGAAGTTGAATTGAGTGACAAAAGGAGAAAAATAAATGCAGAAAGTTTTGATGCACCTCAACAAATACAAGACAATTTCAACGAAGGATATGTCAGTGGATATCAGTTTGGAGTCACGGACGGACTTTCTAAGGGAGTCGAGTTGGGTAGCAATAGTGTTTTAAATCCACTCGATAAGTTCTTTGGAGCATTACCTATTTTAGCTGTTAGTGCATTATCCCAGATTCCACAACTAGGTAGTCTCTTAGATATCTTTTTACCCAATAGACCAGAAGCCGAGGCGAACGAAGGAACTGGTCGAGACGGGGAATTTGGTGAAGGAACTTATGGTGAAGGAAGACCGAGTGATCCACCGCAGGAACCTGTCATTACAAGACCTCCAACTGGAGAAAAAAGAGGTGGCGATGAACCTTCTCCTGGTGTTCCACATTCAAGTG